GGAGAACGCTCTCGGCGAGTGTGAAGCCGATATACTAACAAGCAAGCCTGTACAGTCTCAGCAAACCGCAGGCAGCAACATAAGGCGCAGCCTGAACATAAGCGTGGTCAATGCAGACGATAAGTACAGCCCCTCGAAGAACTCGGCTTTCTGGTACAGCAGAAAATTCAGGCTCTGGGACGGGGTTGCAGTCGGCGAAAATGTGTACTGGCAGGAGCAGGGCATATACTACTCGCTCACTGCCGAGGAAGAGAACCACGTCATAACCATCAGTGCAGCGGACAAGTTCGCCGCACTGAACGGTGAGCTGAACACAGGGCGCTGCACAAAGCCGTTCACTACAGACATCACCGCAAGTGATGTATATGTGGCTGATCTTATCAGGGAAACACTGATGCTCAACACGGGCAGTCTTCCACTTGACCCGATCTCGCCCGTTATCGACCCGTATTTCGAGAGCGCAAAACTGTATGCGGACATAGCCCTTGATGCAGGGCAGTTCTACGGCGAAATACTTACAGAGCTTGCAGGAATGTTCGGCGCTGACTGTTACTATGACCGCAGCGGACGGCTGAACTTCCGACGCAAGACCGTAATAGACCGCCCCTGGTGGTATCAGCATCAGGGGTATGCCTGGAACTTTACCGACAATGACGTGAACATAGTCCAAGGTGTACGCAGAAGCACAACGCTCAGAGCGGTCAACTGCGTAACTGTAATGACGGATAACACCGAGGGGGAGTTCGGGTGCTATACGGCAAAGAACACGAACCCCGAAAGCCCCGTCTGCGTACAGAATGTGGGAGAACAGTACCCCGATGACCCCATTGTGTATATCGCTCTGGGGGACACCACAAGGGATACACCGAATGAAAAGTGCAGACAGTATGCGGACTATCTTTTGATGCAGCACACGCAGCAGGCGCTGACAGAAACGTTCACAACGGTTGAGATACCGCACCTGAAAGCCGATGATATGATACTGCTGCACGGCGAACCGAGACTGATAACGTCTATCAGCACAGACCACCACAGCAGGCTCATGCAGCTGGAAGTGTGCAATACGGCATTTTTGCCGATAAATTATGAAACAGAGGTGATAGAGAGTGAGTAAGATGACTGACATAATCGACCGCAGGATAGACCAAAAGCTGCAAGCGCAGCAGCATGAAAAACACGTCCCCTGCATCATCGAGAGCGTGTCGGACGATCATCTGAGAGCAGATGTAAGTCTGCTGACCGACCGTAACACGATCATAAAAAGCCGCCTGAACAAGTCTGGTGAGAAGCTGACAGCAGGTCAGCAGGCGTGGCTGTACTACACAACACTGCCGTCATCGGGGTACATAGGCAGAACAGAAGGCGAGGCTGACCCGATGGGCGGCGGCGGTGGAGCATCGACCACTGTAGAAACTGCAACAGTTCTTACAGATGCGACATTCAGCGATTTTGTAATAGAGGAAGAATTGATGGTGGATGTTGTGCCACCTAACCGAGTATATTATGGTGCTCACCCTTCAGTCTGTATAATTCAGGGACACTACTGTGTACTTGCATATGGACAATCAGTTTCTTACGATTCTGAAACTGGCAAATGGTCTATTGATGGTAGTACCGAATTATACGACAGGATTATACAAAACAAAGATAAATTCGGGTCTCAGATAGGCTGTCAAGCAGGAGGGGGATGGCTTAATGGTCAGTCAACATCTGTTGCATATCCCTCGCAGTATACATATCTTAGTTGTGAGCCATATAGTTTAACATTCGGTCCTAATGGACTCCGTATGCAAGTTGCAATGCGGCGCTGGCAAGCAAGCACAATTGCTCCATCGGGAAATTGGTGGGAAACAGGTGTTACATGGGGCGCACCAACCGAGAGTGCTATTGGTACTTACGACCATTGGAATTTACCTAATCCTAGCAATGGCTATGATTGGAGTGCCGAGCCTACTGACATATTCATTGTACCTTGCGTAACTTTTACAAATACAAAAAAAACAACCAGTTTTGAACATCCTTATGGATATATCAACATTAGCAAATATCTTGTATTTGCATCGGCAGATGGAGTACATTACGGCGTTAGTACCTACCCTCGTAGCGGTACATCGCCTATTGTAAATCTTGCAAGAGCGCCTCTAATATCCGAAGCCGAAAATGCATTCACTATCGGAATATCCAAAAGAAGCGAGCCTATCATAAATGGCGGTGGTGACTGATGGCAACGCTGACAATTAAACACGGTGCTAGACCTAGATATCTGCCAAAGAAAATCACAAACTACACATACGTTGAACGTGGCAATAAGCGGGTGCTTGACTATACGTATACGGAAACAAATATAGTACCGTCAATTGATGCGGAATGTGTACGACCTGCCCACTACCCAAGCGAAGCGTGGGGATTAGGAGATGGCAGACTCTCTTATCCAGGCGACCCAACAGGTGTTGACTTGGTAGCATCTGACGGATTAGCTCCTGATTCCCCACGTTGGGAATATACATATGATACACGGACTTATAACAGTGGTACTGCATATGAGTTTCAGGTTTTAGCCATGACAAAAGCGACACTTTACTGTGGCGGCACTACAGTAAAGTATATAGCTTTTAACGACCAGAATATGGTTATTTTGGAGCACGTAGGTTCTGGCGGTACAGACTACCACGACAAAGAGCCTGATGCTTATACGTTAACTATATATGAAGCATACCCTCAGTGGACGAAGAAAACTGGCGACAGAGGTAATCTGCATACGTTTTGGAAAAGGAAATTAGTAAAAACTAGGGTAATTGATGGTCAGACGATATATTATTTAGGTGAGCAAGAGGAATATGAATTGATTACCAATGCCGTTATGGGTACACCAGTATTTACTGGTAGCACTACTAACACCGCCTACAACTGCGAAGTAAAATTAGAATTAGAGGAGGAATAGCATGAAACACACAATATGCACAATACTGGGAATGCTCGGGGGCATCATAACAGGCGCTTTCGGTGGCTGGGACGGGGCGTTTGTGACACTGCTCATCTTCATGAGCATCGACTACGTGTCGGGGCTGGGGGTGGCGCTGATCTTCAAGAACTCCCCGAAAACCAAGAGCGGCGGAGGTTCTTCCCGCGTGGGTTGGAAAGGGCTTTGCCGCAAGGGTATGATACTGCTCATCGTGCTGGTAGCATACAGGCTCGATCTGGTGCTTGGAACCGAGTATATCAGAGACACTGTGATAATCGGCTTTATCGCCAACGAGACTATCAGCATCACCGAGAACGCAGGACTTATGGGCGTTCCGCTGCCGAAGGCGATACAGCGAGCAATTGATATACTTAACGATGAAACAGGAGGCGATAACTAATGACATTCGATGAATATTTCGGCAGATACGAAGGCAAGGGCATTGACTACGACGGAAGCTACGGCGTGCAGTGCTTTGACCTCGCCAATGACTACAGCGTGAAGGTGGTCGGTGGCAAGGCTTTTGTCGGTATGAGTGCTTACGAGATTTATACCAACTACGCTAATCAGCCTGCACACGAGCTCTACGAACGTATCCCGAACACTCCCGATTTCGTCCCAAAAAAGGGCGACATCATCGTGTGGAGTCAGAACCTGAGCAGATGGGGTCACGTCGCTGTCTGCAACGGCAAGGGTGATACAACGTGGTTTGAGTCCTTCGACCAGAACTGGGGCGGGCGCAACGAGCCCGTCACCCTCATCAGGCACAACTACAACTGCGTGCTGGGCGTGCTCCGTCCGAAAGATCAGGAACGTGTGCTCGGCAAGCAGGACAAGCCCAAGCCGAAGGAGCTCAAAGGCGACCTCAACGGCGACGGCAAGGTCGATGTTGCTGATATTGCGGTGCTGTCGGCGCATATCAAGGGAGTAAAGCCACTGGAATAGTACATAGTTAAAGCCGCCCGGGAAAAAACTCGGGCGGCTTTTGTCATATCGATTCTTAAAAAGCATTAGAATCACCGATAAATCGGACTCTGCATACTCTATCGGCGTGTCATATTTCGTGTCATATAAGATTGTTTTTATGCCATTTTGCTTGATTTTAGCTCAATTTTGTTTGTGTTGAAAACAAAATCAAAACCGCCTATCTACGAGGTTTGACGTAAATAAGCGGTTTGCCATGTATTGCGGGAGAAGGATTTGAACCTCAAAGAAAACCGCTTTAAGTGCCAGTTTTACGTATATTATTTCGTTTCGTGTCATATTCCGTGTCATACGTTTTTTTGTACAGCTTATCAAAGTAGTTATCTATCACACGATCTATTTTCTGTCTGTCGTCGGTGAAAGTCTGCTGATATACTTGTCTCAGCGTTGTGCTGTTCGCCCAGCCGCCTCGTTCCATAGCGTATAGGTCGGGGACATTGAGCGCTGCCATCACGCTGGCATTGACGTGCCGCAGATCGTGGAAGGTCACATAGTAACCCTTTTGCTCCATTGCCTTTTTAAAACGCCCATAGATCTGACGTCGGTTGAATGGTATCAGTGGTTCATCGGGTGCGGCTTCAAGCTCGCTGATAAGTTCAAGCATCGGCTTTGAAAGCCTTATCTGCCTGTTGCTGTTGTAGGTCTTTGCATTTTCTTTTGTTATCACTTCGCTGCCCATAGTCACCGTTACACGCTTTATCGTCAGCACATCACCCTCAATGTCGGCTTTGTGCATACCCAGTATCTCAGAGATACGCAGTCCGCCCCACACAGCAAGCAGTACGGGAAGCTCGATCTCGCTGCCTTTGAAGGTTTCAAGCACCAGCTCGGCAGTCGGCAGCCGCTTGAATTTCTTTGTCTTTTTTGGCAGAGATATCTTGCCCAGCTTGATATCCACATCATGGTACGACATCACTGCTGTGAAAAAGCCGTAGATGTTCCGTACTGTCTTTGCGGATTTCTCCATAGCAAGACCGTTCACCCAGTCCTGCACTAGCTGTGGAGTGATCTCGTCCAGAGCAAGCGGTTTCAGACGTTCAACGTTGCGTTTCAGTACCCCTTCATACATAATGATAGTAGTCGGGCTGAGCGTCGCCCTGCGCTGTTCAATGTAGACCCTCGCCGCTTTCTCAAAGGTAAGTGTATGTTCTCGGCGGACTTCTTCCTCGTGGTCAATGAGCCATTCGTTCGCCATACGTTCCGCCGCCCGTTTGGTATCAGCAGTAAAGCTCTTGTATGCTTTGATGTCGTTTACCCACACTCTCACTCGGTATGAGCCCGAAGGCAGTCTTTTTGCAGTAGCCATTTTTATCCTCCTTAATTCTTGACACGCCGATAAAAATATGCTACAATATACGTGGTCAAAGGTATGTGCAGTAGCATACTTTTATCTTTTCCGCTCTTCGGTATTGGCGTACCGGGGAGCGGTTTTTATTTTAATCTGTTCCAGGTGTTATTATTTCAATATAATTGCTGAAAGAAAATTTTTTATATCGTTTCTTATCGGGTGTAACATCCTTTAAAACGCCTATATTACAAAAGCTTTCTACCAAATCCCCGGCAGTGGGACTAGATATTCCAAACTTTTCAACTATGTCGTTTCTAGTAATAACAGGACTGTAGAATAAATAATCTAAAAGACGTTGCGCATTATTCCCCATACTTTCATCCGCTATTTTATGGCTGATATCTTCCTTTAATTCGAGTATCCTTTTGGCAGTTTGCGTAGCTTCATCTGCAACTTCTGCTACTCCATTTAAGAAAAACTTTATCCACTCTTCCCAAGCTCCTTTAAATCTTACATCCATAAGTCTATCATAATATTCTGTTCGGTTTTTCTTAAAATAATAGCTTAAATAGAGCAATGGCTGACTTAATATTTTTTGCTCACAAAGCCAAAATGTTATTAGCAGTCTTCCCATTCTTCCATTACCATCTAGAAAAGGATGAATTGTTTCAAATTGCGCATGAATCATAGCTATTTTTAACAATGGTGGTATATATTCATCGTTGTGAATGAAATTTTCTAAGTCGCTCATGGAATCAATCATATTAGGCACAGAGGGAGGAACAAAAGAAGCTGTCTGCAAA